ACAAGTGCCACTCTGTGCCGCAACAGCCTGGAGAATCTTGCAATGAATTACTTTGAAGCCCACAAACTGCTAGACGAAACCCGCAATGGCCACAATCACACCTTTGACGACATTACCAAAGCACTTGAACTGGTTGGAGACATTGACCCAGACGTATGCACAGATGGCGTTAGCTGGTGGCGCCCAAGCCCAGAAGCAGGGCAGACGGGACTACCTGGTGGCACGGTTTGTCGAACTGGAACAAGATTTTCCCGGCATCACGGCAATGATTCACCAAAAAATTAAGGACATGAAATGAGACACGCAGCCAGGGTTGACAAAAACCAAGAAGAAATCGTTTCGGCACTACGGGCAGCTGGCGCTTACGTCTGGATTATTGGCCTACCTGTTGACCTTTTGGTCGGCTACAAAGGCCATACGTTTCTGGTTGAGGTCAAAGATGGCCCTAGAAAGCGTTTAACGGCCCTACAAGACGATTTTTTTAAGAATTGGGCCGGTAGTACCTTGGCGAGAATTGACGGCTCTGAGGCCGCTTTACGCATGATTGGAGTTTTGAAATGAAAATAGCAGTATGGGAGCCTGTCCAGGCCCACCGGGAGATGATGACTGTGATCTGGCCGACACTAAAATCAATGCTAATTGCCGGCCACCGGATGACGATTGAAATCAAGCAGAGCAAGCGGAGCGTGGAACAAAACGCGATGTTTCACAGCATGATTGACAAAATCAGCAAGCAAATGGCGGCAGCAGGCAGCACCTGGACAGCAGACGATTGGAAACGGCTCTTGATTGACCAGTGGGCGCACGACACAAACCGCAAGATTGGCAAAGTCTGCCCGAGCCTAGATGGGGAGCGAATCGTCCAGCTGGGCCTGCAAAGCCACAAATTCACCACAAGTGAAAGCAGTGAGTTCATCGAATTCTTGCTGGCCTGGTCAGCAGATAAGGGCATCGATGTTTCCTAAACACGCCTATGTGCGCGACAAAGCCTTGCTGAAACGGGTGGCGCAACTGGATTGCCAGCACTGCGGCAGCGGGGAAATGGTGCAGGCAGCACACAGCAATTGGGGCGGAGGAAAGGGACGGGGCATCAAAGCTGATGACAACCTGGTGGCCGCGCTATGCCTGAAATGCCACTGGGAAGTAGACCAAGGTGTTAAACTAACTAAACTCGAAAGGCAGGAAATGTGGGAGAAAGCACACCAGCGAACCATGAGGGCATTGCAGTGAAACATAACCCAGCCGACAAAGTAGAACAGTGGTCAATCGACCGCCTGATTCCCTACGCAAACAACGCCAGGACACACAGCGCCGAGCAAATAGCACAGATCGCGGCAAGCATTAAAGAATGGGGATGGACAACGCCAGTGCTGGTTGACGAGCAAGGCAGCATCATTGCCGGCCACGGGCGCACATTGGCAGCGCACAAGCTGAAGATGACCGAAATCCCCGTGATGGTGGCAGAAGGCTGGAGCGATGCTAAGAAACGCGCCTATATCATTGCCGACAACAAGCTGGCCATGAATGCAGGCTGGGACAACGAAATGCTGGCGCTAGAGTTGGGCGAGATTGGCGAGCTGGGCTTTGACCTTGACCTGACTGGTTTTACGGCAGATGAGATTGCGGCGCTGATGCCTGAGCAGATTGAACCTGGGCTGACCGATGAGGATGCTGTGCCTGAAGTGCCAGAGCGGCCGGTCACGGTGATGGGTGATGTTTGGATTCTTGGCAAGCACCGGCTCATGTGTGGTGACTCGACCAGCATCGATGATGGTGAGAAGTTGATGGGTGGTTTGTTGGCTGATTTAGTCTTTACTGATCCTCCGTATAACGTAGCCTATTCAGGAAGAGGTGCGAATAACCTTGGCACAATTAAAAACGACGATATGTCAGCAGAGGATTTTGAGCAATTTTGCCGAGATGTGTTTTCAACGTACAGCGCAATAATGAAGCCGTTGGCTTGCATTTACGTTTGCCACCCTGACAGCGCATCAGCACCAAAGATTGCGTTTGAGAAAACGTTTGCAGAGCAATTCAAAAAATCATCCACAATAATCTGGATGAAACAATCGGCAGGGATGGGCTGGCAGGACTACCGAGCGCAGCATGAGCCAATACTGTATGGGTGGAAGGAAGGCAAAGGAAGTCATTTTAACGCCGGTGACAGAACGAAAACATCTGTTTGGAAGATAGGAAGAGACGCGCAAAGCAGTTATGTGCATCCAACCCAGAAACCTGTTTGCTTGCCAGAAGAGGCAATAATGAATAGCAGCAAGGGCGCAGACTGTGTTGTTGATCTTTTTGGTGGAAGCGGATCAACTTTGATCGCCTGCGAGAAAACAGGCCGCATCAACCGCAGCATGGAACTCGACCCCAAGTATTGCGACGTCATTGTCAAACGCTGGCAAGACTTCACAGGCAAAATTGCAACACACGCAGAAACCGGCCAACCTTTCGCGGAGGTTAAAAATGACAAGCAAGAAACAAACCACTGAAGAAAAACCAACTCAAACAAAAGGGAAGAAGGGTGGCGCACGCTATCCGAACGGAGGTGGAGCGCAACCAGGCGCAGGCAGACCCGAGTTTGAACCCACCGATTCCGAGCGCAAACAGGTGGAAGCACTGTCAGGCTACGGCCTGCCGATTGAGCAGATTGCAGTCCTGGTACGCGACGGCATCCACGTTGACACGCTCCGCGCTCACTTTGCCACCGAGCTGGTTTCAGGCAAGGCCAAGGCTAACGGGCAGGTAGGCAAAACGCTATTCCAAAAGGTGATGGCAGGCGACACCACCGCGGCGATCTGGTGGAGCAAAACCCAGATGCGATGGGCAGAAACCCAAAAGCATGAGCTGACCGGGGCTGACGGCGTACCGCTGGAGTTCACCAAGATTGAGCGCGTAATCGTTAAGAATGGCTAAAACCCTGCAACTCCAAACCCCTGAGTGGGCATTGCCCCTGCTGGACGCCAGCCGGTACAAAGGCGCCTGGGGTGGTCGCGGCTCGGGAAAATCGCATATGTTTGCTGAGTTGATGATCGAGGCGCACATCATTGACCAGAAGCGGCGAAGCGTTTGCGTGCGAGAAATCCAGAAATCACTAAACCAATCCGTCAAGCGGCTGCTGGAGACCAAGATCGAGGCAATGAACGCTGGCGCCTACTTCGAGGTGCAGGATGCCGTTGTAAAGTCACGTAAGGGCGATGGCGCGATTATTTTCCAGGGGATGCAGAATCACACCGCCGACTCGATTAAATCGCTGGAGGGCTACGATTGCGCCTGGGTGGAGGAGGCACAGAGTCTGTCCCAGACCAGCCTTGACCTGCTGCGGCCAACAATCCGCAAACCAGATTCAGAGCTGTGGTTCACCTGGAACCCGCGTCAGCAGTCCGACCCGGTAGATTTCCTGCTGCGTGGCCCGACACCGCCGAAAGATGCAACAGTCATCAAGGTCAACTTTTCCGATAACCCTTGGTTTCCGCAGGTACTCAGAGATGAAATGGAGTACGACAAGCGGCGCGATCCAGACAAGTATCAGCACGTTTGGCAAGGTTCTTACCTGACCAACAGCAGCGCCAGGGTCTTCAAGAACTGGAAGATTGACGAGTTTGATGCACCACCAGACGCTATCCACCGGCTGGGCGCTGACTGGGGCTTTGCGATTGACCCGACGGTCCTGGTGCGCTGTCACATCATTGGCCGCACGCTCTATATTGATTACGAGGCCTACATGGTTGGCTGCGAGATCGTCAACACGCCAGAGCTGTTTATGCAGGTTCCAGAGGCTGAGAAATGGCCAATCGTCGCAGATTCAGCCAGGCCCGAGACAATCAGCCATATGCGAAAGAACGGCTTCCCAAAGATCATGACGGCAGTAAAAGGCCCGAAATCGGTTGAGGAAGGCGTGGAGTTTCTGAAGGGATATGACATTGTTGTTCACCCGCGCTGCACGCACACGATTGACGAACTCAGCCTGTATTCTTACAAGCAAGACCCGCTGACGGGTAAAATCCTGCCGATACTGGAAGACAAGAAGAATCACGTTATTGACGCCCTGCGTTATGCTTGCGAGGGAATCAGACGCGCAATTGTTGTCAAGCCGCAAACCTTCGTGCCATTGCCTACGATGCATAAATGGTGAGAAAATCGGACAAACAAGGACAAACATGGCCAGAATACCGACCGAAGAACGCCTTGCCAATTTGCATGACGAAGCGCTGCGGCAGTTCAACGACATTCAAACCGCGCTGCGCGACGAGCGCCTGCAATGCCTGCAAGACCGGCGTTTCTACTCACTTTGTGGAGCGCAATGGGAAGGGCCGTTGTATGACCAGTACGAAAACAAGCCGAAGTTTGAGGTCAACAAGATCATGCTGGCGGTCATTCGCATCGTCAACGAGTACCGTAACAATCGCATTACAGTTGATTATGTAAGCAAAGACGGTTCAGAAAACGACAAGCTGGCCGAGGTCTGCGATGGCCTGTACCGTGCTGATGAGCAGGCATCCGTGGCTGATGAAGCCTACGACAATGCTTTTGAGGAAGCAGTGGGCGGTGGCATCGGGGCATGGCGCCTGCGGACAGTCTATGAAGACGAAGAAGATGACGAGAACGACAGGCAGCGCATCCGTATTGAGCCAATCTACGATGCTGACAGTTCAGTATTCTTTGACCTGAACGCCAAGCGCCAGGACAAGTCAGACGCTAAGTTTTGCTTTGTAGTCACCAGCATGACCCGCGACAGCTACAAGGAAATCTACAACGACGACCCGACAGACTGGCCGAAGATCATTCACCAGTACGAGTTTGATTGGGCAACGCCTGATATTGTCTTTGTTGCTGAGTATTACAAGATCGAGGAAAAGGCCGAAACCATTCGCATATTCGAGGCGATTGATGGCACGGAAGAGCGCTACAGCCAAACAGACTTTGCAAACGACGAGACCCTGGAAGAAACCCTGATGGCAATCGGTAGCCGCGAGGTGCGTCAAAAGCGTGTCAAACGGATGCGCGTTCGCAAATACATCATGAGTGGCGGCAAGGTGCTGGAGGACGCTGGTTACATTGCTGGCAAGTGCATACCCATCGTCGTTGTGTACGGCAAACGCTGGTTTGTGGATAACGTCGAGCGCTGCATGGGTGCGGTACGCCTGGCTAAAGATGCACAGCGGTTGAAGAATATGCAGCTGTCCAAGCTGGGTGAGATCAGCGCACTATCCAGCATTGAGAAGCCGATCATGACCCCCGAACAAGTGGCCGGCCACCAAGTAATGTGGGCAGAGGACAATCTGCGGGATTACCCTTATCTGCTGGTCAACCCGATCACAGGCGCTGACGGAGCGCAAACAATCAGCGGCCCGGTTGCCTATACCCGATCAGCAGCAATCCCCCCGGCAATGGCTGCACTGCTCACGATCACTGAGCAGGATATGCAGGACATTCTCGGCAACCCGCAAGGCGCTGACAAGATGGTGTCAGGCGTATCTGGCAAAGCGGTTGAGATGATTCAGACCCGTGTAGATATGCAGACGTTCATCTACATGAGCAACTTTAGCAAGGGTATGAAGCGCTGCGGCGAGATATGGCTATCAATCGCACGGGAAATCTACACTGAAGACAAGCGCAAGATGAAGACTATTGCGGCAACTGGTGAGGCCAGCACGGTGGAACTGATGCAGCCGATGATCGACCAGGAGACCGGCGCGATGAAAATGGCCAACGACTTGAGCGAAGCCACCTTTGATGTGATTGCAGAAGTCGGACCATCCAGCAGCAGCAAACGCGCGGCCACAGTCCGAGCGCTGACAGGAATGCTCCAGATCACCACCGACCCCGAGACCTCCCAGGTGCTGACCGCAATGGCGATGATGAACATGGAAGGCGAAGGTCTATCAGACACCAATGCTTATTTCCGCAAAAAGCTATTGAGAATGGGCGTTATCAAGCCGACCGATGACGAGGCCGAGGAACTGATGGCAGAAATGCAAGGCCAGCCGCAAGACCCGAATTCGATGTATCTGCAAGCTGCGGCAGAGGAAGCAACAGCAAAAGCAGCTAAGGCCAGGGCAGACACGGTTGAGACCATCGCCAACGCTGAACTGAAGAACGCGCAGACGATGGAAACCTTTGCCAAGATTAGCGAAATGGATGGCGAACAGCAGCAGCCGGCGCAGCAAATGCCACGGATGGACGAGAAAACCATGCTGGAGATCGAGGCCATGCGCCTGGAGAACCAGCTAAAGCGGAACCGGGTGGAGGCCACCGACACGCAGATCGAGCAGCTACGGGCAGAAAGAACGACCAACGACAGCATGGTAATGGCAAGCGAAATGATGCAGCAAGCGGTGTCTGGCATTGCCGAGGCGGTGGATAAAATCGGTGGCGCGATGGAGCAG